GGCTGGTGCAGGCTTTGAAGCAGCGTTGCCGTCGTCATCTTCAGGCGCAATGCCGCACGCGGTCATGAGTGAATAACGGCGGGCGTACGTCAACGCTGACCCAAATGCCTGCGGGCTATTTTGTGCCGCTGGAACGAAAATGCTGCCTGTTTCCATGTGTTCGCCTGATTCGTGCATAAACACTGTGCTGACAATGACCCCTTTGTCACTTTGGTCTGTGTGCTGAATCAATGCAATGCCATTGTCGTGCAATGCGTCGATCACGGCTTCAATGCAAACGGCAAGGTCTGCATACTTTGACCCAAAATAGGGGTTGTCAGCCTTCTTCAATGCTGGTGCAAAATTGCGTTGTGCCTGGACAAATGCTGCCGCGATCGCGCTCATTCTTTGACCGCCTTGATGTCTGAAGGTATTGCAATGATCGAAGGCTTTGCGTTTGCAATGTGACGTCTGATTGCCTTACGACGTGCCATGCCTTCGCGTTTGCCTTCTTTGAAGCCTTTGGCGTATCCGACGGCGGCTGCCATAACCATGAGAATGATAATTCCCACAAGGCGACCCAATGTTTGCGGGTCTAATAAATCAAGTACCATTTTGAATTCTCCCGATTCTAGGCAGTAGGACTACCACCTGAACTCAGGGTGACGCATGATTGGCGCGCGGTCAAGAACCTTGCGTGGGTGTCGGCGTGTCGAATGGTTTTGGTTTGGATTTCAGTCCATTGCCAGCAAGTACGCCGCCCAATGAACCAGTCAAGAAAATTGCCAGGGTTTTCAATAGATCGATAAACGCCGCGTCATTGGGTGCTTGCGCCCCGATTGGCTGCGTCACGAAAATCAGCGCATAAGTGATACCAATTGTCACAATCAAAAACACCATTGCCAGCGTTGTGCCAATTATCAAAATCAGCTGCGCGTGGACTTCTTCAGGGGTTTTGCGACGGGCTGGTTTGTTGTACGACTTCTCCAATGATGTCGTCAGTGCATGTTCCAGTAGGGACGCACTGCGGCTTCTTGCATTCCGCTTTTTCCCAGTTGTCGAATTCTTGGCATTCATAACGTGTCCACCCTTGATACCCGCAGGCGGACAGGGTTAGTGCAAGTGCCCAAACCAACCCTGCCGCTGCGAATCTGCGGTTCACTTCCCCGTGGAACCGAAGGCTTTATCGTTTGGATTTAACCAGCGCAAAATGACTGGTGCAACGGCTGCAACGCCGCCCATTGCTAAAGTCTTTGGGTCAGTAACACCCGCCATGTATAGCGCGAGTGCTGCCGCCATAAATGAACGCGCCCATGACGCTGCTATTGCTTTGGCTTCGACCATTTTTTCGTCTCCTTCTTTGGCTTCGCTGCCGTTGTAGGTATTTCGATCTTTGGAAATTCGCCCTTGTACGGCACAAACTTTGGAATGCCGAAACCGACAATTTCCTTGCCTTCACCGTATGAACGAACCTTCACCATTACCATGCCGCCATTGCGCTGGTCGCCTGTCCCGCTGGTGTTTCCTTCGATTGTCAAACATGTCTTTGAATCGATCAGCCCAACAACAATTCCAATGTGTGAAATGCGGTCAACGCCGTCATGTGGAAAATCCATAAATGCCAAATACCCCAACTGCGGTGTTTCTGACCAACGTGCCATTTCCTTGAACTTATGTGCGCCCGCTGCAGTGCTAACCACTGAATGAATTTTGACGCCGGCTTGTGCCGCGCACCAATTCACGAATGATCCACACCAGGGCAACCCGTCAGCCTTTGTGAATTTGCCGTACTTTGTCAGATTGTCGCCTTCTTCAATTGTGCCAATTTCGGCTTTTGCAATTTCAATGAAACGTGGCGCAGTGCCTTCAGGATAACTCATTCGTCACCCGCAACCATTGGTGTGGATTGTTCCGCTTCTGGGTTTAACCACGCCTGATACTCAGGATTTTCAGCGGTGCAAGTAAAACGGCATTTGCCGTCATCATCAATGCGACCATAAATCATTACACCTTGTGGTGTTTCTCCAATTTCAATAAATGTCATAGTTCTGCACTCCAACCTAGATAAGCGGCATTTGTTGATTGTAAAGCCGAAGCATTTCCAGCAACTAAACCTGACGCAACGCCAGCGGTCACAGTTGATTGCCACACGCTTGCACTATTAAAAGCAACTACTGAAGTCAAATTTGCAGGACCAAAACCTGCCGTAGTAACTCGATAATCTCCAGGAGTACCATTTTGTTCTACGGATGTCGGTTGTGTTCTCATTGGTACTGGGAAAGGAACAACCGCATACATTTGAGTTGTTGAGTACGCCTGACCTAAGCCGTAAGTAATGTTGTAAGATGCCGTAATTTGGCGGTAGTAATAACGCTGGCAAGCGGCTAATTCTCCTTGGATTGTTCCTGTTGCACGAGCAAATCCAGTCGCAACATTTCCAGATTCTAGTTGAACATTGGCAAACTCAACATTTGACAAGGTATTACCAGAACCAACATTGGCTAAAACGACAGTTACTGCATAATCTGCTGAGTTGTATCCAGAACCTAAAGTGACAGTTTTTGTAACGCGCTGCCAAGTCGTTGTTAATGCTGGACTTTGATTGTAAGAGGTAGCATTAGCAGAACCTGTAATAAGCCCGTATTCAAAAGCATTGGCAGAAATTGTACCCGATGCTGCTCTGACCCAAAAAGACAAAGTATAAGTTTGACCGCTTACGACATTTCCAACTTCAATTCTTTGTGTTAATTGAATAGCACCGCCAGAGGGTGCGCCAGTTATTCCATACCTTAAATAATATTGACCGCTATCTGGTACTTCAGGAGTTGTTGTTGAAAAAGATTGACGAGAAATTGCATAGGTTGCTGAATAACCTTCTGTTCTCCATCTATCTGCTGCATAGGAATTAACTCCAGCAGTTACTGAAAAGGAAGTACCTCTTTGCCAAAAATCAAATCCGCCATTTATTACTTTATTTTTACCAGCATCAAAGTTTCCCTGCCAGCGCAATCCTGTTGAGGTGGAACTATCTGCTACGAGCGTTTCGCCGTTGTTGCCTACCGCTAAGCGGGCTGGTGTATCAGCTGCGCTAGCTGCAATTAAATCGCCCTTTGCGTCAACAATTGCGTTTTGAATAGCGTTTGAGTCATCTTGCGCAACCCAAGTAAAGTCCATGTCAGTGTTTGATGCCTTCGACAATACCTGACCAGTTGTGCCACCTTTAAGGTCTGCAAGTGTTGTGTCAACGGCTTGACCAAATGTTTCAAAATCGGCAGGTAAATCCGTGACGAGATCACTCGCCGTCGGCATTTGCCAGCCAAAGGAACTAGTCGGGTTGCTCATAGGTTGTTCTCCTTATCAAGTGACAATTGTTGCACGTGCCCAGTCAAGTGTCGGCGACACGCTTGACCAGGTAAAAGTGTTTGCGATTTCGTCCCACTGCAATGCCTGCAATGAGTAAGCAGTTGGTGAAACGATCAATGAAACTGAAAGTGTGTTGTACCCAGCCTGAAACGACCAGCCTTCGACAAACCCCTGGAAGATTGAACCCATGTTGGCAGGTAGGTCATTAATCGCCACTGGTTGACCCATGAACACGTTCAGCAGATTGTCGCGGTCTGTGTCGTCCACTTCAGGATTTGTCAGGTCGAACGTGATTTCGCTGAAAATAGCCTGCGGGTCTTTTCTCAATGCCAAATAGAAATCAGCCTGGTATTCGGCGTCCGCCGTATTTTCAAGCGTCGTCGAAATGATTTGACCAAGATTGCCGTACACCGAAATTGAAGTTGAGTCGCTTGCGCTTGTTTCCTGACCATTTTTGTATTGAATCGTTATTTGATTGCGAACGTCGCCCGCACGGGTTTCAACGCGCAACCCTGCCGCGCGTGCCTGATTGGCAGTGAGATCGACGTACCCGTTTGTTGATAGGTATTGGCTGCGGTGCGTGGCGTCGGCGTAAGAAATCTGCCCCTGGGCGTTTTCGTAAATGTAACCAAGCCCTGACGTCGCCAATGCTGAAACCAGCGAATACACGTTTGTGCGTTCTGATGATCGCGCTTGCAATTCGTATTCGCCTGGTGTGTCGATTTGTCCCAACCCAGTATTTTCGGCGTTTGCCCATGTGACGGTTGGGTCGTATGTAGCCCATGACAATGCCGCTGGCACTTCATTCCATGAGTTGACAAGCAAGTCAGTCAACAATGACAAAATTTGATTGCCGTCAAAATCCTTCGACAAAACGCCGTCGGTTAAGGCTTTTTGAAGTCGGGACAATGCGCCCAATGCCGTGATCGAATAAGTTTGAGTAAATGCCGTCGAACCCACGTCGCGAACTTCAACCACAATGTCAACCACACTGCCGCCAAAAATGGGAACGTATGCGCCTGACGTGTCCTGCACTTCAATTGAAATGCTGCTATTGACTGCGACTGGGATTGTCGCTTGATCAAGGTCGATCAGCTGAATGTTTGTATAGCCCGCCTGCGCCTGCTCATAAATGTTTGTTCGACCGCTGCGAATTGTAAGGTTAGCCAAAACGGCATTGGTGTATGGAACACCGTCAATTTCAACCCGCCAAACTGGATTCCATTGGGTCATTCTAAATTGCTGCCAATGCGCCCGCACCGCCTGTCCCGCGGTAATAACTAGAATTTAAGGTTTCGACAATTGTGCGTGCAGTGCCTTCCTTATCGAACGCACCAGTCACAGTCAGGTTGATTGTTGTGCCCATTAATTCGGCTTCAGCCTTACGGAATGAACCAGGGTTAAAGTTGCTTGAAACAACATTCGTCGCAGCGGCAGCGGCAGTTGCAGCAACTTTGGCAGCCGTTGAAACACCGCCACCGCTTGACGTGGTTGTTGTGCCACCCCCTGAAGGCACTGAAACTGTTGGAATTGACGGCACTGAAGTTGTGACCGTCGGTGTTTTGATCGAAGGCACACTGACCGTCGGTGTTGAAATCTTTCCAACGTTTGGCAAAAATGGAATTGCGTTATAGGCAGAAATCAAGGCATTGATTCCAGCAACCGCACCCGAAATCAAACCATTCAAAATCTTGACAACGCCTGCAATGACGTCAATGACACCCCCGGCGATTTTGCCTGCGACCTGCAACGCCCCACCCAGTACCGTGCCAATGATAGGCGCAAGATAGGTCGAAACGTAGCCGCCAAATTCTTTAAATGTGTCAAGATTGTCACCAATTGCGTTTTTGATGTAACCAAATGCTTTGATCAAGCCGTTGATGATCGGTGTAAATGTATTGACAATGATGTTGCCCAATGTGGTGATGACGCCACCAAGTCCGCTGCCGTTAAGACTGAACGCGCCTGAAAATGCGTTGATGATTGGCAGCGCATTGTTGTTGATAAATCCCATGAGTTTTTCAAGGATTGGCAGCAACGCAAAACCGATTGTTTCCTTCGCTTCATTGAACGCAACCTGCATGCGCGCAATTCGTCCCGCGTATGTATCGGCATTACGTGCAGCAGCCCCACCAAATAGGTCTGAAAGTTTGCCTTGAACCTGCGTGAAGTCCATTGTCTTTAATTCAGCAGCTGAAAGTCCAATGCCCAATTTGCCCAGCGCAGCAGTGTTGCCGTCGTACGCCTTACCCAATGCGTTGGCAACTGTTTCAAGCGGCTTGCCTGTCGCGGTTGAAATGTCCAGTGCGGTTGAAAGTAAGTCTTGCGCCTTTGTGATGTCGCCCGTCGATCTAACCAACCGACCAAGCGCAGGGCGAAGTTCGTCGTCAGCAACACCAGTTGCCAATGACATTTGAAGAATTGATTGTTCGGTTGCCTTGATTTGTGCCTGTGTTGCGCCCGTTGCGTTTTCCAACGCCAACGCCAATTGTGTTTGTGCTTTTTCGTCTTCGATCGCAGCCTTGACGCCTTCAATGCCAATTTTGACTGCATAAGCACCAGCAGCAGCGGCAGCAGCGACAAACGCTGCGCCAACCATTTTGCCAACCTTGCCCATTTTGTCGCCGAAGGTTTCGACGTCCTTTGTCGCGGTTTTCAGCGATTTGTTAAGATTGTCAACGTCGCCAAGAATCGAAAGTTTAAGGGTACGACTGCCAGCCATTAGTCAAACTCCTTCACAACTTTGACGAACGCGTTTTCCCAACGCTTCACAATGTCAGGTTGGATTCTGCGCAATGTCGGATAGATAAACCAACCGCGCGAACCGCGACCTTCACGACCTGACCACACTGGAAACTGCTTCTTTGTATTTGAACCGAATTCATTACCCGCCCACAACTGTTGCGTTGTGCCGCCGCCTGAAAACTTTTGCTGGGCGAATCCGTAGCTGATCTCACCAATTTTTGATGACTTCGAAACCTTTGCACCAGTGGCAATTCTGACTTTGGCAGTCTGATTTGTGTTGCTAGTTGCGGCAGCGTCGATCACGCTTGAACGCACAAAATCTGCCAATTCGCTGCTGATGACTTTTGCCTGGTTCGTTGCTTCTTCGTCCATTGCCTTGAAAGAACGGACAATGGCGCGCAATTCATTCTTGTCATAACTAATTGCGTCAGTTGCCATTTGCCTGCCTTTCCAAAATCTCAATGACCGTCAAAATGTCTTCGGCACTTTCAAACTCATTTGGTGATAGCCCCGTTGCCAGGGCTATCTCCCAAACTATTCTGCTAAGGCTTCCGACGGGGTGGCTTTTGGGTTTGCTTCACCGACGATCACTTCGGAAATGGTTTCCGTCCATGCTTCGATTGGCTTGACTGGTTTCCCAGCGGCTTCGCGCTTCATGGCGTGATAGGCAAGAAAAACCAAATCGGAAATTCCGATTTTTTCCTGTGCCTGTGAAATTGTGTTGCCCGTTGCCTTCTCCCACTTAACCCACTCAGGTGGCGCAGCCGTGTAAGTTATCTGCGCCCCGTCGTTGTATTCAAT